CCACGTAGGAATGAGACCTGCATACAGAAGACTAATGAGTTCCCTAAATGCCTTAGCCCACCCTAGTTTACTATCACGTACATCAATACAAGTATCAGTAGGATGTAGTTCACTAGGAACAAAAGGTAACTGAGAGGTGTACTTCTCTTCTACCGAGAAGCCTACTCCAGTACCATTCATGAGGACATAGAGGAGTTCATCAAATGCCCTCGGTGAATCGATGGGTAAATAACTACAGTTATATCCTGCGATGTTCTCTTTCTCTAAAGCAGGACCAGCAGTCATCAAGCAACGCATACTAGGCATTATCTCTAGTGCGAATACTGCATCTTCTAGTTCCTTTACTTCATCACCTTGTAATGTATATCCATTACTAGACTTGAGATGTTGAATAAAGAAATCAAAGTATCGTGCTACAGTTTCACCCCAGGTTTCTCTTCTACCTTTTTCATAGTCCCACCTAGAGTAACGTGATAAGTGAATGTACTCTTGATATTGTGTAGGTAGACTACTCATTGGCTTGCTCCCTTACGATTAAGCGATTAAGATAAACCTGTGCTTTGTACAAATCATTAAGCCCACCTTTATGTGGGTATCTAGATACGTATTTAATTATGTTCCCTTCTAGGAAATCCATTTCGTTTTCGATTATATAATCCAAGGGTTGAATACCAAACCCATCGGTGTAGTGTTTAGGATTTTCAAATTCATTATCATTCATTCTCAGGACTCCAATAGATAGGTTCACTCATAACGTATTCGCCATGTCTTAAGATTCTCGCCATACGTGCTTGAAGTAACGCATCGTCTTCATTCAATCCTGCGTTTTCATAAGCCGTAACAATCGCTTTCCAGACATGCTTTGGTTCAAACCCAAAGTTTTCACACTCATCCAAGATCTTCTCTGCTTTCTTCGGGCCGATACCTGGACAACCTTGGTAGTTATCTACCGAGTCACCAGTTAAGGCTTGTTTATAGAAGAGATAGTCAGCAGTGTCTTTATCTTGCTCCCATAAGGTTTGATTCTTGATATCCCAGTGCATACCAGGAATGGTCAAGAGATCTTTATCCTCACTCACAACAATGCGTTCTTCTCCATTGTCGTAGGTTGCGAGGATACCTATGACATCATCTGCTTCGAGCCAAGGTTGTATCTCGTAGTGATAGTTCTTCATCACGTACTCCTTAGCAGGAACGAAACACATAGGTTTGCGAGTAGCCTTTCGGTTCGCTTTGTATTCAGGGTTGAGTAACTTCCTAAAGTTGTTCTGATGTGAGATACACATGGTTACCTCATCAGCTTTAGTTTGCTCCTTGATGTTCTCAACGAAGTCATCGATGTCACATTTGACCTTCGCTAAGTCACAATGGAGAGTCCAGAGATCACCTTCCCAATTGATCGGTACTTCGTTAGCAGTAGTCGCTTTGTAGATTGCGATGTCTGCATCTATGAGGAGTCTAGTTGTCATATAGGTCTGTACTCGTAGGTTTTAGGATCGTTGAGGTCGTATTTGTATTCAGGATAGTGTGAAAAAGTCACACTTGTTTTTGATTTTATCTTGTTGAATGGGATTACATACACATAAGGAAACTTACAGGCACATAGATAATCAAAGTCTTCTTCGTTATACTCAACGAATTGCTTTTTACCACAACTATAGTTGATGTTCTTAACAAAATTAAGTTGCTTTGATTCTCCAATAGGTTTGGTCTTTACCTGTAGTTTTTTAAACACACCATCTCTTTCAACAACTAAATCATAAACACTATGGGCATGAACAGGTTGAAGTATCTTGTATTGCCACATACCAAACAAGTAGCAAACTAGATGTTCTCCTGCTTGTCCTAAGAATAGTTTTGATTTATGAATGTTAGTGGGTGTCTGCCCAATTTCTTCCAACTCTGTACTCTCCTGTGAGAGGGATTCTGAATCCGTAATACTCTCCAGAAAACTTAATTGCTTCCACTGCGATTCGTCCGATACTATCGACATGTTCATCCTTTACCATGAGTTGTACTTCATCATGCACAAAGGCTACCTGTGCATAGTCCTGACCATACGAGTATCCTTCTGCTTCCAACATATCGTGTAGCATGACAACCCACCGCTTACAGATTATTGCACCTGCACTCTGTAATAATGTATTGAGTGATGCGTGTGCGGATCTAACAGGTACTCGTCTACCATCTAAGCCACGTACAAATCCATGATCATTTGCTTTATTCTGGACCTGTTCACGTAACTTACGTAACGCAGGGATCTTCCTGAGGAACTTCTCCTTCAAGGCTTTTCCGTGCGATGCCCCTTTACCAATGATCTGACCGATCTTCTGGTCTCCTGCACCATACAAGAAGCCGTATATGTAAGTCTTCGCTTGGTCTCTTGTAGCAAGTCCAGCAGCTTCTTGATTGGCAGTATGAATATCACCCTCAAGTAGGATCTTGCCGTATGCACCATCGTCATAACGAGCCATATAGTGAGCCAAGCACCGCAGTTCAAGACCAGAGACATCAACACCCAGAAGGGAAAATCCTGGATCTGTCGTAAAAAGTTCTCGACAGTGCTTCCCAAAGGGTGCTTTAGTGCTCGGAACTTGAGCGAGGTTCGGATGCGTATGAGAGCAACGACTTGTGACTGACCCCATACAGTTAACTGACCCATGGAGTCTTCCGTTCTTCTCTAGTTTCAACCATGCTTCATTACCTTCTGAGAGTTGTCCTATCCTCTTGGAGATCATCAAGTACTCACTCATTAGTTTTGCTTCTGGGTACTTGAGTCCATCCAAGATCTTCTCGTCTACCTTGGGTTCACCACTCGGAGTAAACTCCGTAGGTTTCCAACCATGTATATCCTTGAGTCTCTTGGAGATGTGATGACGAGACTGAGGATTGAACTCTACGATCTTGATCTTATGGTAGAGTCCTTTCTTTCGTTCTCCTTCATCCACAACCCAAGAACCAAATGCCTTGAGTAGTTCCTCATGGAGTTCGTTCTTCCTACTGTACAGTAACTTGTACAACTCTAGTGCTTTAGGAACATCGAAAGGAAAACCAAAGGTCTCCTGTTCGTAACAGATCTTGGAGACTTGATGCTCTAACTCGATAGAGTCAGATGAGGTATGCTTCTCGTACTTGAGAAGATGTTCATGTAACTTCTGAGTCAAGTCCACATCACGTTTGCAGTACTCGATCATCTCAGGAGTTAGCTCATCCCATGCTCCTTCGTGTTCACCATAGTCACCCTTGAGATAAGATAGACGATGACCCCATGCCTTGAGAGCATGTGATCCGTACATCTTTGAATCCATCCCACGTTTATCAAAGTCTTGAGCACGTAGGTCAGGAAAGGTGAGTCTCGATAGGATCAAGGTATCGGTATACGAGACTGGAACAAATCCATAGAGTTTATCTAAGACACGGAAGTCAAACCCTAAGATGTTGTGTCCAATGAGATGATGATCCTTGAGGAACAAGAGTGCCTCAGGTATATCCTTCTCGTATATCACATGATGTTCACCATCACATTTGTAGATGAGACAGTGAATCTTGGTTACTTCATCTAAGAGACCATCAGTCTCAAGGTCGAAGTATATCTGCTTGCTCGGTTGTTTCATTCGTCCTCTCTTGGGAGTAACAATGTTTATGATCCAACTTTAAGTCTAGTGTGGTAGTCCTCACTAAGGATTGTGTAGTCCACATCTCATACTGCAACTCCTTCATCTTACGGAAGATGTAGATGTTCATGAGTAATGATAGGATCACACATATAATAACAATGAATAAAGTTATGTATGTTATGTCATATTGGCTTCGGCATTTTAGCATATCCAGTATCCGTCATGCACTTAGCAGTGATCCTGAACGATAGGTTATACTGTTCATCATCAGAGAGGTTCTTGAATCTCTCATGTGTTTCTTCAGTCCTAATACTATCGGTGTAGCAATCACACACTTCCCATTGCTTCGGAGGAAAGGCTCTCGGATCTTTTTGCTTCAAGGATGTGAAGCAGATAGACCATAGTGCTCTTATCTGTTCCGTGGTGTAGTCACCTTTGAATGGGTTACCAAATGCAGGTTGATAACAGGACAATACTGAAAACCCCAGACTAAAAATCAGGATTATCTTCTTCATCTTGTTTCACTTCTGTTAGTTGGGTCTCGGTTAATCGACCTGTTTCTTTAGAGTAGTAGAGGTGAGTAGCAATACCAGTTTCACCTGTCCATCGGTTCTTCAAGACACGTACTGTAGTCATGTCAGGATTCTCTCCTTGCTGATCTCTCTCACAACCGATAACAATATCACTCAGTTGTGCAATGGCATGAGAACCACGTAACTGAGAGAGACTAGTCTTGACACCTTCTTCGTGTCCACGATCACCAGATGGTCTCCTCAAGTGAGACACTAGGATCAAACCACATTGAACCTCTTCGCATAGGGATCTGAGTTTAGTCATAGCAACATCGATCATCCTACGTTCATCACCACCTTCGATACCTGAGATGACAATTGATATATGATCGAGAACTATGTACTCACAACCCATTGCTCTCACCATGTACTTGATCTTACCCAAGAGATTCTCGATCTCCATTGAACCCCAATGATCATAGAAGTAGAGGTTACCTGTACCCAAGGTTGCATCGAAGCCACTCTTGAGTTCTTCCTCACTCACTTTTTCATTGAGATGAACTGGTTTGTTCAAGTACAACCCAACGAAACCTAGAGCACTACGTTTGTTGGACTCTTCCAAGGCAATATAACCAACCTTCTTGTCTTGGAGTAACAAGTGATAAGCAACCTCACGACAGATCAAAGACTTACCTATGCCTGAACCTGCGGTGATGGTAACAATCTCACCTCTACGTACACCTTTGGTCACATCATTGAGACCAGTGTAAGGGTAGTCGCTAGACTCCCTCGTATCTTCATTGGAGATTAAGTCCCAGAGGTCTCTACCATCCACGATACCATCAGGTCGAAAGACCTTGGCACCCCAAATGGCATCAATGATTTCCGAATGTCTTCCTTCAACTAGGCAAGCATTGGCATCCTTGAGTGGTAACTTGGCAATCTTTGCTTTGCCAGGGGTGAACAAGGGAACACATTCGTCCAAGGCTTTACGTCCTGCTTCGTCTTGGTCGAACATGAAGATCACGCTATCGAACTGCTCCAACCATTCGAGGTCTTGAGCTATCGCTTTACGTGCTCCTGCTGATCCTGTAGGTACTGAGACCACGGGCCATTTGTTTCCTTGTACTTGTGATACCGAAAGTGCATCCAACTCCCCTTCAGTAATCACAACCATCTTACCCCCATCTCTCCAGAGATGTTTACCATAGAGACCTGAGGACTTAGAGTCTCCAATGAATAAAAAGTCCTTGTTAGGAAAACGAATCTTCTGAGCTACGATTGTGCCCTGATCGTTCCTATAGTTTGCTATCTGTACTTTCTTACCTTTGTAGTCACCTACTTGGTAACCCCAATGATCAACAGTATCTTGATTGATATTCCGTTTGTTCAATGGGATACATTCACCTTTTACAAATTCCATACCTCGCACCTCTGTTAAGTTAGGAACTCCTTCGTAATAGCCACAACCAAAGCACCATCCATGTCCATCTGTGTATCTCGCTAGGTTATCTTTCGATCCACATTGAGGACATGGTTCGTGTGAAACAAACTCACTCGTCTGATTCGTCTTCTCCATAAGCACTTAGTCCATCGAAAGGTTGACCTTCAGATGTAATACCATCTCCATCTTCGTAGATGGCAGCAATTTCAGTAACGTATGTAAACCCTGCTCCCCTCAAGAAGTCTGCGAAACCTTGAAGGATCTCAGGGATATAGTCTGCTTCACATGCTACACTGACCTGTGAGAAAGGTGTGTTAGATGTGGCACTAAATTCAAATACTGTTTTCTCTTCCATTTGTTTTTGTTTTGGGTTTTCGTTTACGTAACCACTCCTTAGGGATTTCTTTTTCTGCATACAAGAAGCCATACTTGTCACACCACTGTTGACAAGTCATCTGGCTTCCTTGAACACGGCTATCGAGCCTTAGGAAAACGAACCTGATATCAAGATCAGGATGTTGGTTTTTGATTGCTCGATGTTTCCGTTGATCAGCAGATCTAAAGTACCCTTTGGCTTCCACCAGGATTCCATTCTCTAAGATGAAGTCTGGTTTATAGGTACGCTCAACGATGTAAGAGACTTGTTCAGTCTCGTATTCAAAGGGAACCCCACGGACACCTAAGGCATCCGCAATGGTTTCCTCAAACTTACTTCGGTATTTAGAAGTCTCCTTCTTCTTCCTCTTTGGTGACTTCCTTCTCTGCGATTTCTTCATCAGCAGGTTTGACACTATCTACAGTGAAACCACCTTCGACTGCCTCAAATCCTGTGTTCTGATACTCCTTGAGTTCTAACACTTGCACTGCGATTAGGTCCAAGCTGCATCCTGCACTAGGTGCCTTGCCCCATCCTCGTGTAGCGTAAGAAATTTTCACGATACTTCCGTTACCAATAGAAACAGAAGAGTCTATCGGTTGTAACGTAGCATCAACAACATTGATGGTAGGCTTTCGTACCTCACCATTCTTCATCTTGATCTCAGCGTTCTGCTTGAATCTGATGCGTACTGTATCTCCCTCTACTTTATAAGGAAGATTACCTCTCTGCTTCTTATCGTTCACCATGGCATCTCTATCAGCCACAGCATCGATCTCCTGCATCAAAGGTTCTGCATCCTTCTTAGGAAGCAAGAGTGTGATGTTGTAGTTGCCTGGAGTACCAAACTTGGTGTCTGGTCTGAACAGGTGGGGCCATTCACATGGTCCTTGAGGAGTCACTTGTGTCATCTTCACCATATTGGTATAGGTTAATAAAATATTGGACATCGATACCATCCTCTAAGAGTCTCGCATGGATGTCCACTGGTACTGGGAGTCCTTGACGAAGGAATCTCAGTAACTTCTTGAAGTCCTGATTCATAACTAATGTTGTGCTTTCAGGTCTGTTGGTCGATTATGTCCATCTCGTCCACTTTTCTATCAACTCAAGCAAAGAAATAGGTAGCATCTATCACTGCATCTATATCCAAGCTACCCATCTCAGGTGGATCAGGCATATCCTTACCAACAGATTCCTCTGCATCTTCTTTGAAACTATTGATAACATTATTTTTTTTGTACATGTCACTAAAGGCTTCCCTCAATGACCGAGACATTCTCGGTACATGGTGAGCATGTACACCATAGGAGTCATGGATCATAGAGTAATCCGTGACCCCATACTTATTACATTCATGCACACTGAATGTCAAGTGCGAAGCATCGAGAGAGTGTACAAAATTAGGAGCACTACCATTCCTATTACGGAAGGTGTCCATTTTAGAATTGTGCTCTCTGAGCAATGGCTTGACCAATGTACCATCTATGTATGTATGTATCCTACGTTCTTTATAATCAAAGTACTCCTGATGTACTACGAAATTAGTAGGTGTCTTCCAGACCAAAGGTTTATCTTCCTTCGCTACGATTGAAGAACAATCCTGTATCCACTTCATACACTCACGAGCACCAATCACGATCTCGCCAATGGCATCCCATAGTATCTGAGATAACCAGAATGATGGGAGAAACATATCGAAGTCCTCTTGTGCCCAAGGATTTACTTCACCCTTGGTAAACTCATCCTTGAGGTACTGTAACACATACCCACGGCACGAGTGTCTCGTACCACCATAGGGTACTACCATCACTGGTCTCTTACAGAGTTTACGATTGATAAACCCTGAGTCTCTCCACTGTATAGCCATGGTATCACCAGACTCAGCTAAGACCTTGACCTTCTCCAATACCAAGTCAGCTACATCTTGATAGATGTCCTGAGGTGTATCCGATGGTAGGAGATTGGTAGCCTTACCACCGATGGGATCTCTGAGCATAGCTGAGAAGTTCTGGAGTCCATTGTTAGATCCGTCTAACTGCACTGGTATCCTAGACATGTACCCAAACCCTTGCTCTAAGAACTCATTCCACTCAAAGCAGAACGCTAGGAATAACCAAGGATCTTCTGCTTCGTTCCACCATAGGAACGATAAGGGATCTTCTGCACTCGCTATGATCTGATCTGCATGGTCATCTACCCACTTGATACGATCCTCAAATGATACCTTATCCACACCGAAACAATTGGCCCCATGTATCGCTAACCAATCTGCCTGTTCATCTGTTTCGATGGGCATACCTTTGGAGAACAAGAGTAAACCCTTGGCATACTCTGGACCCTGAGGTGTGAGGAATGAGGACACTGTGTACTTCCTACCTCTGAAGTCAGATTGGTAGACGAAGTGAAACTTATCGTAGTCACTCATCTGCCTAGCCATACCCATAGTCCTCACGAACTGGAGAACCTTGGATAACCTACGAGCATTCTCGTTGTATATTGTAGATGCCGTACTCTTCCAGTTCATGAACTCACGTTTCATTTGTGGGTCCATCTCGTCTTTCTGCATCCCAGGTGGTGCAGGACATGGTGGTATATCCAAAGGATCTCGATTAGGTATACCATCCACTTGGAGTCTACTATCCCAGAAGTGTGTCATAACCTCTAGGACTCTCGTGTTTACTGTCCACCCTGTCTCTTGAAGAGAGTTGATACACTCGTATTCCAATGGCATATCATGGTGCTTCATCCCCTTTAAATATGATTTATTAGTACTCTTAATCATAGGTAATCTAAAGGTTAAGTAACCACCATCATGAATGTTTTCCCATCTCCTCGGTAGAGTAACCATAGGTAGATAATGAGGTGACAACACTTGCCCAAACTCATTGACCTTCTCTATCCAATCTACTGTATCCTTTGTAGGAGTGATTATAACTGACTTCTTTTTCCTACCATGTGACATGGTGTGTACCTCAACTAAGCCAGTAGCATTAATCATTATGTCTATTAGTTTAGACCCGACCAACACTCTCTCCTTGTTAGTGAAAGCAGCCATCTCTTCCACATCTATGTACTTCTTACACCTTTTGATCAAACCATACCTACGATAGTGTCTTGATGCAGTATGCTTAGTCATCTTCTCCTGAAGAATCTTAAACATTCTATTGTCTGCATCCTGCCACACTTGAAGTTTAATCTCGTCTTCGATCACTAACCCTAAGTTTCTACTTATAGCTACAAACTGTTGAGGGTTACTCACAGCATTAACTACATTCTTTAATGTTAAGAAAGCACACAGATCTGGATCTAGCATTGCTATGAATGGTGCTATCCTGTAGCCCTGCTCTGCGGTACCAGTCCCTGCTTTCCTTATGAAATCTTGTATACCCTTGCTTACCCTATCCACTGAATGTTTCATCAGCATGATGCCGTGCAGGGTATTACCCTCCTGACCCCTAGCCTTAGCTTTCTCTACCTCCTTATTAAACTTCTCAATCCCTGACTTACGCATACTCTCTTCGAGTTCATACTCCTGCTCCAATAGAGTTTTGTTCATACACTGTATGTGCTAGATGTTATTAGTTTAACTGTACTTGCCCTGACTCTACTAACACTGTGTCATGCAGACCCTGAGATGCCTGTCTCAGATCACTTAGCTCATGCCCTATGAGCATGACTTGTTCCATGTGGCTCATATCAGTATTGTCTACTATCTCACCCACATTGGACACAAACTTGACTAAGTTGTGCATGAATATCTGTACCACCTTTTCTCTATCTACTTCATCCATTTGGTTCCTGATTACCATGTGTTTTACTAGGATCTATACGATCAGTTGGACATCGTATGTGATCCCTCGGTTTCAGGAGTAGACTAAACCTCACCACTATCAATACTGATATCAATAGTAAGATCAGTTGAGCTACTCCTACGAAGTACATCACCCTGCTTTCCTTTCCTTATCTTGTTTGTTAGCACCCTCTGGATCTCTCAGGTGTAACCCCTGATCCCATTGATCAAGGGTATTGAGACACCCATTCAAGCTATCACGTATATGAGTCAACATCAAGCGTACCACCTCTCGTTCATTGAACGTGTGAAGAGATGATATACTCGTCTTGGGTTTCGATGACTTCTTGGCTACGGGTAATGACCCTGAATCTACCATCATAGTCTTTGCTCACCAGCTTGATGATTAAGTTGATCAGGTGGTCGTGATGCAGTTGCTCCACTTGCACCCATTGTTCTTTACTCTCTGAGTAATACTCTACCCTCTTGCTCTCTGTAATCATGTTCGATACTCCCCATGAATTCCCATGCCCATACCATCGAAGTAGTTCTCGATAGTCTTAAACTTCATCCGATCCTCGGAGAATATCTTGTTGGCTACCATTGGTTCAATGCCTGTTAAGTCACACCATTTGTGTTGCTCTCGGCCCCAATCGTATCCTACGTACCTACAATCTCTAGGGTTTCCTTCATGGTCTGCCCTAGTCATCCACTGACCAGGAATGTAGTCAATGATCCTATCTGCTGTGGCTTTATTACCATTCTTGCAGATGATCTTACCGATGTATTGATGCGTGTGCATAAGCTACTCCTTTCTATGTTGTTATTAATAGTGAAGACATCGAACATGTAACTCACTTACATGATCCCCATCTCTCCAGATCTTAGGATACAGGGATGCAACATAGTTGCACCACTGGTTCCATAAGTACCTAGATCCCCCGATCACTTTACAGAGATCGAGATACATTCGGATACGTTTCTGTCGAAGTGCATCCGATACTCCAGAGATAGACAAGTCTTTCTTATCTACTCCGTAGATCTTACAGTTGTGGGAGTCCAAACATCCCACACCACCAGTCAATAACTGTGTATAGAATCCTGATTTAGCGAGGCCGAAGTTAGGTATCTGAGTAATGTAGTCCATACACTTGTAATGTACATCCTTCTTACTCCGAATAAACTTCATGAGGTTCTCATGTATCTCATCCATGTTGTCATACATGTGGTCTACGGCTTTCACCTTGTTACCCCAGTATGCCTTCTTGGTTTTCTGAGCACCTACACTCCTAACGGATTCCATAATTCCTTCAAGTCTCTCCGATCTCTCTTGAATCGTAGTCTGTACGAACACACCACCTAAGTACATGCCATAGGGTGAATCCTGCATGAACTCTCGGCATGGTGGATTATGGTCTTTATACATAGGCTATCTACTCCATTAAATGTTATTCAATACAGCATCCTCCTGTCAAGAGGAACTCCCTATCCAAGGCACTCACCGATACGAGTGCATCTTGGATGTACTTACCATCTCTATACTCGAATAGTTCCTCGGCAGGAACCTTTACTTCATGATGGTTACCCATCAAACACTCACCATGGAAAGTGTAGTGGTGAGGTGTATACTCCTCATCATACTTGAGGAATCTATCTGCATACTTCATGTCCATATCTCCTTATGAAATCATCCCATTCATCATGGTCTCTCTGTTCCAAGTACTCATCACGATCATAATCTATCTCATCATGGTACTCTCGGTACTTAGGTTTATCTTTATGCAAACCATGTACCATACTCCCTCTATTCTTGATCCCCTTCATCTATTCCTTCTCTTAATTGTGCATCATCTATTTGCTCTAGTAACCATCCAGTATCTTCATCTATGTATACTGGCTTGAGACCTACCTCATTTAGGTGGTCGAATAATTCGTCCACATCCATCATAGCTCACCCCCATGTTTATCTATTACTTTATTTATTAAATCATTAGGCACCCACCCATACACTGTGCGAGTAGGTCTCTCTGGATCTTCTGCATAAGGCATGATCCAAGGTTCCTCTTCACTAGGGAACCCTATCTCCGAATGGTTCTCATCGGCATACGCCATGTCATTTCTCACCACTGACATAGTGAACCCATCTTTACATACTACTTGCATTCACTCTCCTTTACTTGTGGGTTTTCAAATGCGGTACTATCTATGTCGATAGAGTCCACACCTAATTGTTTTAGTACATACTCATTGATGTACTGGTCCTGCTCGAACATTGACATGTTCTCAAACTCATCATGTACTTGCATACACTCTCCTTTTATTTAGATGCACGTATCAACATGCACATGTTACAATACCTTGGTTCTACTTTGGATACACTAGGATACTTAATTACATCCCAATACTTCACACTCTTGGTGGTCCCACAATCAGCACACTTGGCATCTTGCTCCCACCACTTAGGAATCAAATACATACCTCATCTCCACTTTCTAGGTAGTTCATGTGTGCTCTCTGGTAAATCAGAGAACCACCCGACTACATGTAATGGTAGCTTGGTATGTAACCATGCACTACCATAGACATACGGCTCATCACTATAAGGATTTTTAAATTCCTCATCAGGATTAAGCCCTGCATTCTTCAATAGCATAGCCCTATTCTCATAGGTATTATCTGCCAAATGTAGGGTAGGTACTTTCTTTTTCAAGTACGCTTCCTGTCTTGGAGACCCTGCTATCATACCATTCAAATGGTACTCCTTCCAGATCTCTATCAAGGCACCCACTCTCAACTCATCCCATGGTTCAAAATACTCTTCAATAGACTCTACTAAGTGAGCCTGTATCTGACCATATGGACCGATACAATCACCATCATGCTTAGGTCCGATCACACCAGATAGGCTTAGTTCCCAATCGTCTACATCTAGACCCTTGAGTGTAGCATTGATGAATACCTTACCATCTCTACCCTGACCCAAGCAGAGTAATTTTTTGCGAGTCATAACACTCTCCATATTTAATTATCATAGAACTAATCTGAACATAGTGTACACACATACGTGTACACCCTAGCACACTCTCCCAATACACTATGCAGAAAGTGTGCCGAGGTAGACACTATATTAAAACTCCAGTCTCATCTATCATCGAACTATAGTAGGATGAAACTGGATCTGGATCACTACTCCAAGTAGTTGCACCCTTGAAATTATAGGTTTCAGGACTCAATCTAATTGACCCCCATGTACCTTTACTTTCATCCATCCAGCACTCCCATTTTTCGAGGTACCTAAGCACACCCTGGAATACCATATAATCATGGATGATACTCTGTTGATCATCGGTATGCTTTGCACTATCACAGTACAAGTGAAGGTTTTGTCTACGTTTAGGACACATAGTCACTCCTTTTTTCAGATTAGAATGTAAAAGATCAAATCAAGATAGAATCTGATACACTCTTTAGAATGTACCAGAGTCTACCCTACATGACATGCAGATATCATGCCATGTAGTGTAAGACTATAAATTAATATGAGCCTAGATTAGGATCAATACCCGTACCTATCGAAACATTTACACCCCGTAGACGATCATTCTTTGATCTTGCTTCTTTACGACTCAAGATCTTGCCATTACCATAAACAAGGGTCATGTTTCGTCTAGCATTAGCACCATTGACTAATGCCCTAGTATTACGACTCATGATAGCATCAGACTTACATTTTACAAATGCCCCTGATGTCTTGATCGGACCAGTCTTGGCTAAGACTTGGCCATGATCGCCATGAGCAGAAACCATACGTTTACCATTGATAATAATGGATTCCATAATACTCCTTTTTTGATTTGAATTTCAAAGATCTAAACTTAAAAGAACAACTTGCAGAACCCATGCCAAACTTGAAACCTGAAATTCTGCGAACCTACCAAACAAGGATGCAGAAGCCATGCCAAAGGAAAAAGATCAATGATTTCAATGAGTTATGGATATGAAAGAATATATATCAAATCAAAGTGAGGAAAGAATTGCCTAGTTGATAGGCAGAAATTGCCGAGGTAGGCAAAAATTGCCGATTGATCGAAAGTAGGCAAAAGTTGCCCATAGGTAAAAATTAGTAGGCAAATTTTTCCTATTTATATTTTAATGAACAGGTACAATAATTTATTTTATTGCAATTTGTGTGCCAAACGAAAAACCATAGATGAGAGCAAACAAAAAGAACATAAGACATCAAACAAATGATTATCTTATGTTATACAAATGTTTATCTGATGTCTTACAAATGATACAAGACCAAAGACTTGATGGATTTCTAGGAAAACATAAGGAAAACAGTGGTTTACCCCTAGTCCCTTGATTTAATTGATCGATTTGTAAACCATAAGGAAACAAAGGGGGAACTCGGTCTCCGCTATATACGTCCACCCCTTCAGATTTTTTTGCCAATTTTACATCCAGGTTAAATGTTTCTCTTGGTATCCCTTACCAACTACATGTGCCATGAACTTCTCTAGCTCTTGATCCATGAGGTCACTCTTGCGATCCCTGATCTGTTGGTCTGCATCAGCAGCCATTTGCTCGACCCAGTACGCAACAGCCATACCCAAGGCATCCAAGCGGTCATCATGTGCTAATGCACCACGATCCTTAGTGATTCTAGTGAACTGGTGGAACAACATGTACTTGGCTTGTTTTTCTGCTGCATAGTCCTTGACAGACTTGTAGTCATGATCTATAATACTTTTGTTTACTATAAGTCTATGTTGGTTACATACTGGTTCCAAGGTGTCTACTATGCGTTTCTCCTTTTGTATATTACTTCTTACTTCTTCTAGTGTAACACTATAGATCTTACGTAAGACTGGTTTTAGTAACTCTAGGAACATTCCGTCACCAAAGTTACTCTCAATCAACACTACGTTTACCTTGTTTCTCTTAGCGACTACGCTAAGGAACTCAAGGTTCTCCTTTCGGTACCCACCTTGGATACCTCCGCATTCTAGGACATAGAGGTAACCATTGAGCATTTTCACTACTGCATATCCTGTTTCGTCTTTACCTCTTCCTGAAGGGTCTATACTCAAGACTGATCCAGTATAAGAAATCCAATCTCCTAGTATCTTTTGTGGTTTGTAGAAAGCATCACCAGGAAGTCCCACATTTGGTACATCATTGAGTTTATCTGATGAGTCATTGGACCAGATCGGCTTCTCTGGTGCTTTATCTCTATCGAGGGACATCACCACTAAATCCGATAGTTTCAATGGATACCTATCAGCATCACTCAAGGAGGTGTCTAGCATATACTGCATATTGAATCCTGAGCGTCCATAGGATAACTCACGTTCCAATAAGTCCTCATCATCGAATCTAAGAGGATCAGTAGGTTGTTGTACTATTGAAGGATCTTTCTCCAACTTCTCTAAGATGAATGGAGCTAGTCTATCTTCGTACTTATGAACTAGTTTCTCTGATGGGTATCTTCCAGGCCATATACGTGCTTGATATCCTCGATTGGGAAGTTGTTCGTACAAAGACATCTCCGTTTGTGGAGTCCCTAAGTAGATGATCATTCCATCAGGCTTGAGGATAGCATCAAACTCCTTAACGGACTCTGAGAGTTTATCTCTCATCATCTGGGTCATAGAGTTATTCGGAACCTCTACATCATCAGCTACAATGAGGTCTGCTCTCGATCCTGCGAGTTGACCAGTGATACCTACGCTTTTTACAGAGGGACTATGACTAGCCTTAGCTGGACCTACATCAAAAGAGATCTTAGATTGCCTCTGGTTATCCTTAGGAATCAAATGCTGAAGAATAGGCATCTCATGAATTAACCTCTGCGTGAATGTACTAAAATCATCTGCCCTAATCTTAGATGCAGAGACTACGAGTACCTTTGTCTCAGGGTCATGAAGTAACCTCCAAGTAACAAAGGCACTCGTGATGTAGGACTTCCCGACTCCTCTAAATGCTTCTATGACTCCTCTCTTAGGAGCATTCTGTAAGAAGTCAGCAATATCGTATTGCACTGGAGTAGGGTTAGGAAGGTTGAGGTGCCTCCAGCACATGTATAAGAAATTGCGGAAGTCCTTTAGCTCATTCATTTCTTCTTAATCTTAAGATTACTTGTTGTTCTTTTTCTTTTAATACTATGATCACTACTAATATAATACTTACCTTTTCCTAAGTCAGTACCTTGAATTTTATTTACACTAACTTGTTTACCATCTTTAGATTTTATAGTACGAGTAGTAGTTCTTCGTAACTTCTTATTTTTTTTAACTAAACTTTTACTATATCTCTCATTACCTTTTTTACCACTAATAGCTACATTATAATTATTAGAATTAGGATCTCCAGAAAGTACACGTTCATGATGGTAATCTTTATCTTTATTTTCTTTTGCTATTTGATCTACAGTTTTTTTCCTCATGACTTCTTTTGTATCTTTAAGTAATTAGAGAGTTTCTTTCGTGCACTCTTGGGTTGTGGTACTACGTTACCTGTACCTCCACCTTGTCTCTTTGCCCTAGTAGATGCTGCATACTCAGAAGAAGACATGTTCTTAATTACCTTTGAGGGAAGATAGCGTTCACCTGTTTCCTTACTAGGCTTTCCTGATTTGGTCCTCCACTTCTGCTTAGACCACTTACTCAGTTTATTAGAACTCTTCTTACCCCCTTTGTATCCACCACCTTTACTCTTGTAGATTTTGACTGCTAGTTGCATCGCACGAGCAGAGTGCCCACCGAGTTTTGCCTTAGCTTGAGACTTCGCACGTTCCCAGAGTCCAGGGTTTGTCTTAGTGGCAGTACTCACATTCCTCCTCGGATATCCCTTAGCTTATCTTCTTCACAAGTACATGGGTTATTTCCACAGTCTTCACAGTACTCTTCATTAGCAAATCTATCGTGCATCATTCCTTTTTCTCGTATACCAATTGATTGTTGATAAGATATTCGTTGTTCTCGTTGCTTCTGTGATTCCTTTAGCATTTACAGTTCCACTTACGTAGTGCTTTGTTAATTCTTGAATCTGGATCTCTCGCAGTCTTCGCAGAGGTCAACCTTCGTTTCATTCCGCACATACGACTACAGAAAGATTTCCTTCGAGCCTTTCGTCTACCTTTGGGATTCTTTTCAGTGACTGCCATCTTGATATTAGAACCAGTGGCACGATTGTACTTATCTACCCCTGCTTGCGTTAAGCCACCTTTACGGCTTCTATGCTTACCTATCTTGAGGGATACGTTCTTACTCACTTAGACCTCTTCTTCATTGAGTTGATGTACTGTGCTTTCTGTCTCGGAGACATCTTATGGAATCCTTTAGGCAACTCAGACATTCCTGTTTGAGTAGGAAGTGCTAGTTCAGTCGCTATAGCTGCTGCACCTCCTGCTCCCTTTGCGGTAATCTTGAGTGCCTTGAGTAACTTCTGCTTAAAAGTCTTAGACTTCTTCTTTCTCTTTTTCTTCAACTGCTTTGCTTGCTTTCGTCCTACCGCAAAGTCTCCCCCTGCTTTTGAGAGTCCTACTGAGCTACTATAGTTAGGCATATCAGTTTCCTACTCCCATTCGCATTGCTTGTTCCATTAAGTCATCCTCGTGAGAGATAACTTGAATCTTAAACTTCTTCTTAGGTTCTTCTTGCATAAGACCCTTCTTCATTCTCTTTGAGAGTTCTGTAGCTCCTTGTCTAGTATCAGATCCTGCTACAGTCTTACCATTGACCTTGACTAAAAACTTCTTAGGTTTTTTGTCCATTTCTCTCAATGCTGCACTTGCTCCCTTAGTAAGATAGTCTGATACAGCGTCCATTACCTTTTTACCGCCCTTGTAAGCGATCTTTAACTTTGCACTCATGGGTTTGTATAGGTTGTATTATAATCTTTTAAATACGTTGCTTGTATGAATATGTATATATCTTATCATACAATCTTAGATTCTTTCAAGTCCTCTTCAGTAGGAAACGGCATTGATTCCAAGAGTTGACTCAAAGCATTGTTATTGGTTGGTACTGCCGTAATCTCATTGTCCTTAAGGAACTTAGCTGCTACTGCTAGGTCTGGTGCCTTAGCTTCACCACTCTTGATTCTCTGGAGTAGCTCTTGAGCTAAGGCTTCATGTAAGTCGTTTAGGTTACTCATATCTTAAGATAGTCCTATGTTACTCGATCCTCCCATACCACCAACAAAAGGATTCTTTACTCTAAACTTTCGTTTACCTTGTCCTTTTCTAATCTTTAGATTACTTTGACTAGCTCTATTAGTCATGAGGTTACCTTTGGTATCAAGAGATTGACTTTTTCTAGGTTTACTCAATGAAAATCCTTTTTTCTCTTGATAGTCTAAATCTCTACCTGCCATGGCATTACTTTTTTCTAAGTCTGTTAAGCCATACATAGTATTAGTTTGATACCCTTTAGAATCCCCTTTATAGTTAGGATCTTTTTCCCATTGGTAAGTTCTTGAGTTCCAAATAAAACCAGGATTTTTTTCTCTCATAGCATCTATAATTTCGCTATGAACTCTTCCTCCACCACGACCTCCTCCAGTATTTCTAGTTGGGGCTACTTTAGGAGGTGGTTTAGCTACAAATGTTTTAGGAGGTTTTACTTCTGTACTAGGAGGAGGACGAACATTATCATCTTTTGGGGCAACATAGTTTTTATCTACGAATAGTGTTTTACCAGTAGCTCTATTTATATGTTCTAAATTACCAGTATCTTTATTTACCTTTATTAAAAGATTACCACCCCTTACCATGCTTCTGTAGTCTTTATAAGGTAATCCATAAAATTTTTTCATGTTATACCTTCAGTATATTGTGTCTTACCATCTACCCTACTTGCAGTAAGTACTCGATTACGATTTTCTCCTGTATTGTTGTAACTGCAATGTATCCATCCACTCGTGGGATCTCCACTCTCATAATATTCCAGAATGAGTTGATCAAACTTAAGATTACTTTCAATCCATTTAGCTAGTTGTAGGTTATCTATTGAGGGGCACTCTAGGTCTGCTGCTTGTCCTAACACATGTTGTGACGTATCTCCACTTCCGATCTTTCGGTTTAACTCTAAGACTCTTAGGCCAGAGTTAATATTGACTCGCCCGTGTACCTCACGGATCGGCTGGAGGATTGCCGTGGTGAGTGCCGTGAGGCACACGAGTTGATCTAAAGTAGGTGAGTTATCAATACCATGTCGTATTGCAGTTTGTGACCTAGTAAGTTCCTTCAATGAGAAGTTCTTACTTAGTTTCATCCGAGGAATTCTTTCACTGACTTAAATGAGTTTTCAGGCATTTGATCTACTACTGCATCAACCATTTTAAGTTGATCTTCACTAAGGTTATCTTCCATAACTTTAGCTACGTGCTCTTTAGCTAGTGATTGTGCTTGGTCTACGACTAACGATTGGATTACATTAAGGAGTAACGATGCTACCATCTTTTGCTTCTTCTTCTTTAGGTTTATCAGGTTCAGGGTTATGTGCTGGTTCGTCATGACTGACTTCAAACCAGTGTTTGCCTAACATTCCGATGATCGGTAAGAATGCACCGAATGCTAAGTTAATTAGGTCTTTACTCGATTGAGCTAGTTCATCTGGTTTGTTTACCATAGTAAACACAAGCCAACCAAAGAGACCAAAGGCAAGTAATGATATAAGAAATCTCGCCCAAAATCTAAGTTTCATAAGTTGTATATGTGGGTCATCTTTAGGTTTCCCACCATTCTTTATAGTTGTTTTTTCTGTTACTGTTTCCATTACTTATAACTTAACTTCTTAGTAGTTTTTGGTTTCTCTTTATTTTTTCTAGTTGTTTTCTTCTTATAGTCATATTTACTTCCTGAGTACTTTGTAGTTTTAGAAGTATGTATATTACCTTCTTTATCTATATAGTAACCATAACTACGAGATTTTTTATTCATACCTTTTGGTATTTTTAGAGTATTAAATTTTTTACTAGCTTTTAGAGTGTTAGGTCTATTTTCTATTCTAAAGTCTTCAAAGTTTCTACCTCTTACGTTACTCATTTTCTATTTGTAATTTCTTTGATTGCTTGTGTATTAGCTTCAAGTGCTAATTTAATCTGAAGAATAGCATCTGAAGATCTTTCGATCATGTCCAAGAGTCTACTATCGTGCTCTTCGTCTTTCTTCCAGAACTCCTCTCGTTCTTTTTTTGCTAGTTCACTTTGGTATCTAATGAACCAAAATGCAGCTATGATGACACAGGCTGGTATGCCTAAGTCCATAACCATCTGATATAATGTGCTTACTTCTGGCATAACTTCTGTTGCTTGTGTTGGATAGTTATAGTATTGATCCGCTGGGTTTGGATGATGTCCACTCATGTTAATTTAAGATACTTTCATAAACTAAAAGATACGTGTATTTTATTTTAGGATTCTGTTATTTGATCCCAAGAGGTTGTTTCTTCGTTCCATTGATACCGATTCCCATCGTCAGGGTAGGCTACTGGGGCATCCCAGAGACAAGTGGTTTCGTTGAGTATCCAGCTTGGGAAAGGCTTTGGAGGAATAAAGGCATCTCTAGTAGCATCGTATGAGTATCCTTTCCCTGCGTAATTTTTTCTCTGACTTCGATCTTTATACGTCTGTACCCATTTGCCAGGAGAATCATCAACGTAGTTATCAAAATACTCTGCTTCTGCAACAATCACTCTTGTTACAATTCCGTCTTCTACTTTTGCGTAATGTGACATTTATTAATCCTTTCTATGGTAGTTGATAACGCATGATTACAATTCCATCGCCACCATCTGCTCCGTATCGTCCAGGAGGAGATCCATCGTCACCACCACCGCCTCCTCCACCTTTACCATCTACTCCAGCAGTCGGTGCTGGCCCACCTGTTTTACCTCCATCGCCTCCACCATCGCTTCCAGTACCTATTGTTGTAGTATGACATCCCCCACCGCCACCACCAGCACGACCTGTGGGAGTACCATTTATTGATGACGTAACACCAGGACCTCCGTTTCCTGCATTAGTACCTCCTGCAGAACCATGATTTCCTGCGCCACCACCACCGCCAGCGCCAGTGTTAGTTGTTCCAGTTGCATCGCCACCATCATAACCTTGTCCAGTAGTTCCATCACCACCAGAACGAGAACTGTTTCCATAAGCAGATCCAGCACCACCACCACAACCTCCATTGTTTGCAGCCCCTTCAGTCGGATAATTAGCAGACGCTCCACCACCGCCACCATTGCTATAAACTAAATAAGTTGATCCTGCACCTTGTAGCCGTATGAACGATGGTTGACCATCTGTCCCTGGTGGATGTTCTGATGTTGATCCTGCACCGCCACCACCTACTTCAATATCAAAGGCTGTTCCTGAAGATGTGCCAGCCATTGTCAAAGTAGGTTCCGCAGAAGCACCTCTTCCAGAAGATTCATTTGTTACGCTACATCGGTATCCTCCTCCACCACCTCCACCAGCACGTCTATTTCCTCCACCTCCACCTCCACCAATAACTAAATAGTCAACCGAAAGGTTGTTAATGGTGTTTGTGAAGGTTCCAGATTGTGTAAAAGTGTGAACATAATAGTTGTATGAATTTGTTGGAGGAGTAATTGTACCACCAGAAGGTAATGCTAAGACTGTTTTATTTATGTTATTAGAAGGCGTTGCATCAGTGTTAAGCACCTGAATGGTAATTGTATCCCCAGCAGTCTGATTAAAAACCGCAGAGGGAACAGTTGAAGTCGCAGAGTTATTACTTACTGTTCTACCTGCTTCAGTCGCTAACAGCGTATTACCTTCATAGTATTTAACATCAATCGTACTAGTTGTGTTGGTTACTGATAAGGTTAGTGTGCTTGAAACTCCTGCGTAGATCGTTCCAGTAATTGAGTTGATGGTTGGGATTAAGTTGGTGGCAACCCAATTTGTCCCATCGTAAAACTCCAGAGATCCTGTATCTGAGTTGTAACGTGTACCGCCAGCATTATTTAACGTAGGACGTTGTGCGGTAGTCCCAGCAGGAAGATCCAAGTACCCAGTAGAAGTGTTGGCTTGATCGGAAACTGCGGTTGGGGTAACTGTTATATTATCAAGATGAGCAGACTTAACATCACCATCGTCTTCTACTAAGTTTGCTATATGTCGTGCTTTGGTTTCAGCCATTATTTAACTCTTTGTATTCTTGTGTTTCATGTGTGTATTACGAGATTGCGAAGCGGATGATGATAATTCCAGAGCCTCCTGCACCACCTGCATAGTTTTGTGTGCCACCTCCACCTCCACCTCCAGTATTGGCAGTGCCATTAGTTCCAGAAGTACTTGCTCCATAACCTCCATCACCACCACCACCATGACCACCAGCTTTAGCTGATCCTCCTGCATAGATTCCTCCACCGCCTCCTCCAGCAATGTAGCGATCACTTCCGACTACTACGCCAGCATTAGCAGCCGCTAAGAATGCTGTAGTTTTTGAATCAGTAAATGCAACCTGAGATTGGTTAGTAAAGTTTTTTAAGCCTACACCACCAGCACCACCTTCAGTAGTACTACCATTACCACCTACACCACCAGCACCACCTCCACCACCGCCACCATATTCTTGAGCTATTACAGCAGTTCCACCTCTATATCCTTCGGCTGGATTTGCACCACTGACATTACCATTCCCATAATTAGCATTATAGTTTGCTCCACCGCCAGAACCACCATGACCTCCATTACCTTGGTTGTTGTTAGAAGTATGATCACTAGAAGTACCTCCTGCATTACCATGATACCCACCACCTCCAGCACCTCCACCATCTGCTACAATATCTATTGTGCCAGACAGTAAAAATCTGCTATCGCTTCCATTCACACCAGTAATATCAGAACTACCTCCATTTGCACCGCCACCACCCACCTCGCAAGAGTAACTACCAGCAACCAATGATTGACCAGTAAACCATCGTAAACCTCCTGCTCCTCCAGCACCTCTTCCAGTAGCACCAGCACCTCCACCGCCTCCTGCTACAACTAAAATATCAGCAGTTATAGCGACTGGAACTACAAAATTGGTTGTACCAACTGAGGTGAAACGATGTACTTGATAATAAACTCCTCCATCTTCGTATATGCTATAAGCATTTGCAGGATTATTAGTTCCTCCTGTGTCTCCACCAGTAGGTGCTTTATTAACAATAATGTTAAAGGTTCGGTCTACTGTCCTTGTACTATCACCTCCTGCGGTTGCTGTTACAGTAAAAGGTTCTTGGTAGCTAGTCCCACTAGCAACGTCATATACTCCTGCGGTTGGTGAAGTCACTACTCCTGTGGATGTATTAAATTGCCATGTGTTATTTGCATTAGTGTTTGTTTGATCTAAAGCATAAGTGATTGCATCAGAACCACTTGAAGCAACAATATCTGATGACCCAACTACTTCAAGATTACCAACCAATGAATCAAATATTGTTGCTAATGTTGTCCCATTAGAACTTGGAGCAGAGAAAGTAGGATCTGGGGAAACACTAATTGATGGAGATGTTGCGGTTAATCCTGATTTATCTACTTTAACTTTAACATTGCTATTACTTATGTTGGATGTTGCTGCAACTGTATTAACTGTTATTTGTGCAGAACTAACAAAACTTGCTATTCCTAGGTTCCCATGACCTGTTACTGTATTCCCAGAAGTGGCATCAACTAAACTAACAGCCATTGAGTTACTAAAATTGCTACCATTTATAGTCATGGTTACATTATCATCCTCATTAATACTATTGTCAGACGCTGGTGTTGTAACTGAAGTAATAGCTGGTTGAGTTATTGTTGTTGACCATGTAGTTGCTCCTGAAGAACCAGTTCTAGTTAATACTTGTCCATTTGTCCCACGAGTTGTGGGCAATGTGAACGTGTTGTTCCCTGTGTTATGCGTGGTCCCTGCTTCAAAGGTGACACCTCCTGTAAAGGTTCCTCCTGCGGTATTAACTGCTAGGTTATTAGCAATCTGACCAAAGGCCATAACAGAAAGAATGTCACTAGATCCTGGGACTGTCTCTAGTCTTACAAAAGTAGCAGCGTTACCTGAAGATATAGGTGTAGTTGAGGTGTTAGAGTTAGTACAATAGTAATCACTACCTCTCTTTAACCTTACACCATTAAGAAACACTAGCTCCAACCCTACATCATGATTTAGAGCAAAGTATTTACTATCAGTTCCTTGACCATTAGATGCAGTAAATTCATTCTGGGATGCTACAGTAGCAATAGAACTTGAAGCACTTGCCCATGAACTACCATCGTAAACCTTTAGTACATCGTTTGCTGTATCGAACCAAAGGTCACCTTCGGTTACATTAGATCCACTAGGTTCAGTAGTTCCTGCTGTGTGATAGGTGTCTGCAAATGTGGTGACTTGGGAAATGTTAGTTGCCACTGAGTTTACGTTAGCAATATTACTACCAACATTGTTAACATTGGTTGCATTAGTGGCTACAGTATTTATATTAGTAGCATTACTAGCAACTGATGTTATATTTGAATCATTAGATGCAACAGTTGTTATATTAGCAGATATACCAGCTACAGTATTTATATTAGTGTTATTACCTGCGACTGTATTTATGTTAGTAGCATTATTGGCAACACTTGTAATATTAGTAGCATTATCAGCTACTTCTTTAAAATCATCATGACGAAGATTAATGGTATTACCCATACCATCACCATGAACAGAACAACTATATTTAGTAATGGTAACACTATCACTAACTACAACTGTTACTTTTGCTCCAGCTTGTCCAGCAGTACCAGTAGTTGTTACACCATCAGATGTTCCTAATGTTGTACTACCATTCATGAATACAAGTGGATGTCCTGCTACACTTGTTCCAACAGCACTATTAGATACATCAAATACATAAGTATATCCACGTATTAATGTAAGAACAGGATTTGAGGTAGCACTTCCGTACTCTCCACCTTGTATATGAAATTTATTTCCACCATTATTTTGAACAGTAACAGTATAATTAACAGTTTGTTCGACTACATTAGCTAACACTGGTATGTGACCAGTAGTAGCCGTAGCCATTGCTGATGTACCTAAAAGTCCTATTTCAGTTGCTTTACCTGCTACTGCACCAATATCATTTGCATCATTTGCTACTGCATTAATATTAACTGAATTATTAGCTACAGAGTTTATCTGTGCTAAGTTTGTATGGGTTCCTGATGTAGAAGCTGTACCATCATATCCAGCACCAATTTTAGCTATGCTACTTTCATTAGCTAAGATTGATTGCCCAGCAGCCCCACCATCAGCATAGGATTTAGTAGCTGCATCTGAATCAGCAGTTGGTGTGGCTACATTTTTAACACGTTTATTACCAGCATTAAAAGTTCCATCGGCATCAGCAGTAATACTAGATTCAGCAGTATCTAATGCCTCTTGAGCAATATGAAATGTTTGGAAAGCACTATTATCCAAGTCTGCTTCTGTTAATACAGAGGCATTCTGAAAGTCAATAGAACGTGTATCTTTCTTAGCTATCCTATAGACTGATATAGTAGTACCAGGGGTAAAGGTGTTTACCTTTAGTACTACGTTTTTAAGACTAGTATCTAAAGTATAATTAGTAGTCTCTGTTAATTTGGTAGTGTCATTATAGACTTCAATAGTATCACCTATTTCTGGTCTAAAATCTAAAGTACTATAAGATATAGTAGCTTCTTGATTAGGAGAAGTCCCTGTAATTGTTAAAGTACTATATTGAGTCTGATTATATGTTAAAGGCATTGATCACTTTCTAAGTGTAGGAAATAAACTTATACCCGATTGTTTCTCAATACGATTACCTCCACGTATCCTTAGTATCTTAGTTCCAAGAATAGGGTTACGTTTGAAAAATTCCATTTCTGCTTGTTTTTTAAATTTACTTTTTATTTCTTGAAGTTGAGCAGCTTTAAACATATCACTACCAGTAGACTTATACTCTTTAGTATTCATCTTCTTTCTTAATGCTTGCTCAATAGTCATATTAGCAATTTTAGTAGTACCTAATATCTTCTGATACTGACTAATTTGTTTAGATGTAAGTTTTTCACCTTCTATTGTTCTAGGTATACCTTCAGATAATGCAGGATTACCTAACCTAACTATCTCAGCTACTACATCACTTTCTGTTGGTTTCTTTTGTTTAGAGTAGGGAAACCATAAGTATTCAGTTGGTTCCTGTGGTTGTCCTGTCACCCAATTGTATGCCGTATATGTTTTGGCACCCATGTTCTTGAGTAACTTCTCTTCAAAAGTTCTAGCTAATTGTACTCCTTCAGGTTCTTCTCCGAGAAAAGAAAAGAGTTGAGAAGGTGCTTTACCTCCTAAAGGATTAAAAGTACTCGCCATTACATCAGGAATAAAAGTTTCCAGTTTATATATAGGATCATCAATAACTTCTGCAATGTGTTCTAAACCTCTTAATGTTCCTTCATCTCTAAGGATACTCATCATAGAGATAGCCATACCATGAAACCAATCTTCTGCATCAGTACCTAATTCGTCATACTTAATTGCATCAGTCCATGCTGCTACTGCTTTTAGTGGGATAGACCAAGGACTGTATCTTCCGTAGTCATACCATTGTCCATCTATTTTAATAGAGTAAGGTTGATGTTCTTCTCTCCATAGTTTAGCGAGTCGAGGATCTGATGGTCCTGGACCTGTAATCTTTCCTTCTAAAGCAGCGAAAGAGAAAGACGATAGTATAGACATAGTAGCTGCTAGTTCTCCTAGTGCTCTAGTTCTTACATCTATATTATCACTCGTTAACTGTTTGATATTGTATAGAGCACCTGGAGGTGTCATACGAATACCTTTAGATATAATCTGTGTAGGAGTTCTTACAAAAGGGAATATTATTTGCATTCCTGGCATGTAACCAAAACCAGTAGATACCTCACGGAATGCGTTAGTAAAGTTATTATCATCAGTATACGTAACTTCTCTAGAGTATTGTAAAGATCGTTCTCTAGTAGAAGTCATCATTACATCATCTATACTTTGTTGCTGTACATAAGATTTACCTAATGCTTCTCCATCATCTGAAAACAAACTATACAACTTTTGTTGTACTTCTTTCTTACTAGCACCTTTATCTAAGAGTTCTTCTCCTGCAATAGCATAGGCTCGTGCATAGTAATTTAAATCTTTAATGAACTCATCAGTAGCATTTAAGGCACGATAGGATAAGGTACCTAAGTACCCAGACATATTAATAGCAGTACGGGTAAACCATCCTACACCCATAGGTGCTTCTAATAATTTAGATGTATACTTGTTTGATCCTAATAAGTACTCAGCACTACCTCGATCTAAGACACCTTCGGTAGCAGTAACGTGAGGATCTAAAATTGCCTTATTATTTTTCAAGGCTTTGATAGCTTGTCTTCTAGCAATACCTACAGAATACTTAAGACCAATCATGTGCCTTAAAATTTCTTTTCGTGCTTGTCTACGTTCTTTAGAGAGTGCAGTAGGTGTGGCTATAGAACCTAAGTATTCCGAGAGTGGTCTCGCAAATGTTTCAAAGATACCCATAGTGGCATTAAGACCAATGGTGGGTACGTTAAACAAGATGTTTCTTCGGAATCTCTCAGATAAGAAATGTTGAAGTCTAGTATTAAAAGTGTTTGTTCTAGCTATCTTGAGTATTTTATATCTAGCTTCTTTAGTTAAAGTATTTCGTCCACCAAACTGACCAGATCTCATTGAGGCTTCTTGTACTCTCTTAGCCTTAGCGGTTAGTTTCTTAATATGGTTACTACCTAGTTTATTAAGCTGTTCAGCTAACTGAGCATCATTAAGAAACCTAAGTTCATTATCAGGTCTTCGTGTAATTATGTTTCCAGAAGCAGTAGTACGAGCAGCAGATGCTTGAAGTCTTTTACCTGCTACACCTAGTTCTCCAAAACTAGGCATCATCTCTTCTAGTTCGTGCATTCTAGCTAAGGCTTGCATATTGGTCATATCATCAGACCCTCTAGCAACAATCTTTGTTACTTGGTCATACTCATCTGCAAACCAATGTACTGCATACCTAGTGGCTACCATAAGAGATGACATCTGATCTACATCTCTAGTCTTTTTCTTTACTAGAGCAGTAAGACCTTGCACACCATAAAGATTCAAGAGATCCATAGACTCTTTAGCTAGATCTTCATGCCTCTCTTTTATCTTTACATTAGCATTTACAGCACCACTAATAGCATTTTCAAATGTATTAACAATACCAACTAAATCATCTCTATTCTTAAAACCTAATCTATTTCTATTAAAGTACTCTTGTCCTACATCGTCAATTTGACCATTAGCTAACTTCTCAGTCAAATCTTTAACATCAAACTCAGTCATATCTAAAGATGCCTTAGGAGAATCCACTAAGGTTACTTTAGTACTCTTCTCTGCTCCTTCCTGTACAGCTTCTTCGGTAGTGTCCTGCACTACTTCATCTGTTTGTTTTGCACTTTGTACAGCTTTGTCAATATCTTTTTTACCTTTAGTTTCTGCTTTTGTAGCTTGTTCGATATTGTCGCTATACTTAATACCTTTGTATGCCTTGAGACCACCTATGAATGCTTCAGCCATTGATGCAGTAGTAACATCTTCGATGCTTCTCTTTATCATAGCTACAACGATGGGATCGTCTTCTTTTACTGCTAGGTAGTCAAAGATAGGTTTCATAAACTCTGGACCCATCTCTTGCCCTAAGTGTGCTAAAGACTCTGCATAGTTATCCCTAAGTAAAGAAGCACCTCCTTCAGCAGCTATATCTCTACCTACTCCCCATTGAACAGGAAGTACTCTTCTAGTTGCTAAGAATGTAGCAATAGGTTTTGTAATAGCCTTTGTGGTTCTTCCAGCTACTGTTTGTGGTTGAGGAGGGACAAAAGTATCCTCATAGAACTTAATAGCATCATCTAAATACTCAGAACGATAATCACCTTCGCCAAATAAAAAGTCTCCTCCAGCATCCCATAGTGAATTTAAGTTGTTAGCTGTATCTGAGAAGATCTCATTAATAGAACCTACGAATCCTTTACGCACTACATCATCAGTATCTGATAACAGTTGACTACCAAAGTCAGTAACAGAATCTAAGACAGGGCTTTGATTAGCATATTTTTTATATAGTTCTGAATTAGGATCTTTTAACTGTTCTTCTATACTTAATTCTGCCATTACTTATTTTTTTTCTTAGCGTAGTAATCTTCTACTGTCTTTCTTATAGAGATCAATGCGTTTTCAAAATCTGCTACATCCATTGGTTGTAGTTCAAAGTAAGAGACTAACATATCGTATAACGGAGGTTTATAAAAGTATTGATTATCATCCCATTCATTACCTTTTACTATATAATAGGTAAAGGTTGTATTATAAGCCTCTTTAAATTGTTCCTCACTACTAACTAATTCAGGTAACTTTTCTAACCAAGCGTTTTCAGATACTAAATCATCATCACTTTTTTCTACTACATCCCAAGATGGATCATATAGTGCATCACCAATTTCTCTTGCTTGTTTAATTACAAAAGCATTTACTTCAGAGTCAGTTAAATTAAGTTTCTTTTTTTGAGCTTGTGCATCTAAAAGCATCTCATCAAATTCACTTAATGCTTGTAAAGCAGCTTCAGCACGAGCAGGATTGAATGAAGTATCACCTGCTAGTAATTTACTTATAGTTAAGTTAAGATCATCTCCTTCTCTAAATACACCAGTACCTAGTAGTCTTTTGTAAAGTAAATTTCTTGCTTGTCTAACAGGACTTCTAGGTTTATCAAGATCTTTTCTTGCAAGACCTTTTTCAAACTGACTAGTTAAATCTGATATAGGTAAATCAATAGTAGGATTACCTGCCCTTATTGCTTGTATTCTAGCTTTAAACTCACCTTCAGTTAAATCACCAGTTAATATATCTTCTTCTAATTGATTAATTAAACCTAAAGAAGTAAGGTTATCCTGTTCTTCTATAAACCCTCTAAAAGAATTTGCAGTACTAGCAGATCCTTCAATTTCTACTATACGTTGTAATGTTTGTTGAAGTGTTGTTCTAGCAGCTTTTGCCATGCCAGGTTTACTAACATCTTTTGCCATTTCGTATAGTCTTGGCAGTCCACGAACTAACTCTTTTACTTGTTTTTCTTCTTCTAGTTTTTGATTCTTTAACTCTAAGTTACGTTTGGTTAACTCACGAGAATTTATAGTATTAGTAGTTTGTGTTATCTGTTCTCTAGCATAAGTAGTATTTGCTAATGGTTGACCATCACGACCATGAAGTAAATGAATGTTACCTAAGATTGATGTATCACCTTCTTCTAATGCCTTAGCAGCTATAGCGTTTATGATAAGTTTGTTACCCTTAGTAAAATCACCAGACTCTGTAGAGTATGCTATAAGTTCCCGATTAAGTTCTAATGCTTGAGTTAGAAACTGTAGTTCCTCAGGAAACTTAGATATATCTAATTGATTACCTTCGACATCACCTACTTGTTGTCTCTTTGATTCTATTCTATTGATTAACTTAGAGTACCAATCTCCTATAATCTTAGCTTCTTCAGATCCTTTGAGTTGTACATCATTAAAATCAATCCCTTCTTTCTTAGCTTTTTCTTTTTTAGCTTTTTGAAACTCATGTGAAAGAGGAAAGATAAACTCTGGATCTTCTACGTTATACTGTTCATTTAAACTAGTGATAGTTGAATTAAGCCAATTAGGATCTTCAATAGAAGCCATAGAGATATCGGGATTCATCTCTACTAAGTTACTAATAACTAACTCAAAATTCTGATCCTTACGTTCCCTAATTAACTGGTCACGCATACCTTGCCAGTTCTGTTGCACTGATGCTTTAAAAGCATTTTGCATAGGTGTAAATACAGAACTAACAATACTTTGATTATATTTACCTAGTGAATTTAATTTAGTAAACTCGTCATCATATTTACTTAATGCCTCACTAAACTGTTCATCTGTGTAATCTTTAGGTATTTCATTTAGTTGCCTAGTTAGTCCTAAGCCATAGTTCATACCTAAGTTTTTTAACTCTAACTTTTGATATCCCGAAATCCAAAAGGGACTCTGGACATCATCCATGTCTCCATCACGGACAGCTTTACTAAAGGCATCTCTTTCACCACTTCTAAGTGATAAGTATTTCTTAGCACCTTCTTCTAATTCTTCTTCCTTGTACGCTCCAAAAACTTGAGATGCAAAATTAACTAAGGATGGATTTAACTGTTCCAATGCCTTAGCCATTTGTGCTTCTCTAGATGGCCCCGCAAGGCCAGGATTCGGTCTTTGTACTTGGAAACCAGTAGGTACGTTAGTATCTACCTGAGTTGTGGCTTGTATAGGTCGCAACCTAATTTTTCTATCACGAGCCATTAAACCTTTTGATATAAGTTATACCATGATTCTTTTTTAGCAGTATTTGGATCATCTCCAACTCTACCACCTAATTTATAATAAGTAGTTCCTGCATCTAATGCACCTGATGCGTACTGAAGTGCTCCTGCCATTGGATCAAATGGACGTTGCATTTGCATAGAGTTAACTTGATTTAAGGCACTATAGTAAGCACTATCAGCACTGAATGCTAAGTTCTTTCGTTGCCTACCTATGTTACCTAAACTAGTATCTAAGTTACGATTGATTGCATTAAGATTATTTATCGATTGTCTCTCTAAATCACTTATTTGCATTCCTGGTGATATACCTTCAACACCTGCTTCACCACTCGCAGTAATAGATGTACCAGTTGCCTTAAGTGCTTCTACTTCTTGTTCTAATGCTAAGTTACCTGCTTGTTCTAGTTGTTGATTTTCAGCAGCCTTAAGTGCTCTATTCTTTTCAGCTATTTGTGCCATTGAGTTTTTATAAGACTCATTAGCTAAACGTGCGTTCTCTTGAGCAATTTTATTAGCATCAGCTATTTGTGCTCTCTGTGCTTCTTGCTGTTTAGAGATAGAAGCCATAGTAATTATTAACTGGGCTGCTGCTATATACTCTACACACATTTTAACTCCTCGGAGAACGTACTACTAAGAACCCTTCGTACTCTGCTGATTGAAATCTACATGGTAAATGTTTTGCGTTTTGTATCTCTATAGTCACGTTATCACTCTTGGATAATATAGGTACTCTAAAAGTTCCGTTCTGTAATGTTTGTTTGTTTAATTGTGTAGTACCAATGGTTACACCACTAAATGTGTTAATTCGAGAACTTCTACTCGAAGTAGGTAAAGGAGATACTATTACTTCAAAGAACCCTGAGTCACTAAAGTTAAACGACATATTACGTATCTGTAACCTAGCAATCTCAACAGTAATATCATTTTGTTTATGTACCTGTTCACTTACACGATACTTAAATGTAAAGGGTATACCTGCGAATACTGATTTACCTGCTGCTAGTTGTGTAGCAACATCAGTCGAAGCAATAATCTTACCTGTCTCTAATATGTATTGTGCAGTATTATCAGTATAAGGTAATGATGTAGTACCTCCTGTCTTAAGTTCTACCCTCCGATCTAAATGTATACTTTGATTGTCATCCATCACTGCTGATGCAGGATCTGTAGATAACGTAAGTTTCTCTAAGAATAGACTACTACCACGTTTAAATAATAAAAATACATCTGATCCTAAAATAGACATAGAGAGTACATTAGCATCGAAAGTCCACTTAGACCACGATGACTGTAGTTTCTCTGCACCTGACCAAAAGTATTTGTATACGTATATACTCTTTCTATCTGTATCTCCTAATGCTAATAATATCTCTTCATTAGAAGAAGTAGCTAGTTGTAAGATGTTACCTTCGATGTACTCAGGTACATGTGCGGTTACCTCTTGTGCATCTGAGGTCTCCGTAGAAATATCTAAGAAATACTCACGTACACCTGAGAAGTTACCTCGTGTAAAAGGAAAGTAAACATACCTACCTGCTGGTACTGGTTTAGCAGTAGTGTCTGTCTCAAAGTTAGTAGCTACATCAATAGAAACAGTAGTAGGTGTTAGTAGTTCTCCTGCGGATACCTTAAATTGCTGTAAGTCTGAGAAAATAAGAAGACTTTCGTTGAAAGGAATTGCATGTCGTAATATGGATACCTGATTATTTGATACTGCAACATCGATTGGTTCACTATCTAAGATAGTTAAGGTTGTAGTTACAAAGAGATTGTAGAACCCACCAGACTCACTAAAGATTACATTCTCGTCACTCAAAAAACCTAAACGATTTCTATGAAAAAATATATCGTTAATCTCAAAGTCTGTAAAAGAAGGAAATGGGTTACTATCTATGTCACCAACAGTACGTGATAACCAAGGTGACTGTTCTAATACAAAGTATACTTGAGTACCATCAAACTGTTTTTTTAGTTGGTGAGGCATCGTACTAGCATCAAAGCTAGTTTTGTAATCATCTGAAGTTTCACCAGCATACCTCGGTAGTAGTGTCTCTTTCCAAGTCTTACCATTCCAAAACACATAGTAATCATCTTGTGCCTTTTGGTTATCACCTCCTACCTTAATAGTAAATCCTGTTCCATCATTAGTAAACGCAGTACCACTCCAACCTTTCTTTGCATCTTCAGGTAAGGTAGCAGGTAGTTTACCAAAGGAGGATACTTGTTCATGACCTACAAATACATCTATATCTTCACCGCCACGACTATCGGATACTTCTACATCAAAACTTATTTTATTTGTTCCAGAAGAATATATGTATATAAAGTTATCATCAGCATTGTATTTGACACCAAATGAATCCGCTTGATTACCTATGAGTGCTTCAGTAGCAGCACTTCCATCAGGTTTTTTCCATAGAGTTGCGTCATTAATATTAGCACTTAATGTAGTTGCTGAAGTATTATTAGTTCCGAGTGCATTAACACTATCAATATCAGTAATAACATCAGGAGATGAACCACTTGTAGATAACCCAGAAGATCCATAAGCCAATGAACTAGCTATACGTTTTGTACTAACTGCTGCTTGATTGTTAAGTTGAGTAGTATTAGTATTACCAGTGGTTCCTGTAGTATTACTCTTAATTACACCATCAGGTGTTTCAGCAGTAGAAGTAAATTTATATACAACATTATTTACTTCCATTGATACAGTTATAGAGTACTTAGACTTATAGTCACCATTCTTTATGTAGACGTATGCTTCGTATGGTCTCTGGTGTGAATAAGTAGAACCTTTGGTAATGGTTTTACTTCTATTTAAAAGAAACGTAAAGTCAGCAACAGTAGTAGCACCAAAGGTTGCTTGTGCAGTAGAATCTGAAGGTACTATTAAGTACCCTGTTTCAGTACTAGTTAAAGCATCTTTATTAGTATTTTTAAATACTGGTATCTCATTACCTGCTTGAGCAGTAGTAGTGTTTGTAGCATGATAAGGGGCATACTTACCTACTAAATCAAATACTTTAATACTCTGATCTGATAATACTGCTACGTATGCTTCTTCTTCATCCCTCTGTATTGTATGGATAAATGCAGTAGTATCGTTAAAGTTATTATCAATTTCACTTATATGCTGAGTCCCAGGTCTCTTCTCTAATCCACGTACAACCGAAGATAAACCATTCTCTTGAACTTCCCCTTGGGTAGGTAGTCTTAACGATGGTGGTTGTTGTGACACACCATTGATTAAGTTAGGGATAGCTCCAGATACTAACGGCATATTATGATGATGTTTCGGTAAGTGTATTGGTTATATAATGCTCACTATAGATGTTTCTATCTATTGGAGCAAAGGTGTCATAGTTATCAAAGATATTAAAGTCAGCAGTCTCTGCTTGGTAATCTTGTAGTTCTATATATGCTTGTTGTTCATCAACTAGTTGAAATCCATGTATATTAGGAGAACTTAAGACTCTATCTTGAAATATACGTGCAGAACGTATTGTAATGTAACGTCTAGCTACTTCAGGTATATCAGTAAAGTCTAAGAGAACTACTGCATCTACTTGTACACCACTTGTAAATGTATAACTATTAGCTATTCTATCGTATAACTTACGTCCTCTCTCAACTATATCTTTAGTGTTAGAACGTAAAGTTGTTCTAGTGTCCACACGTAAATAGTTATTAGGTAATACTATTTGATTATCACTATTAAGAGGTAAAGTTACTTTTAAATCTGTATTAAATATCCAACCCTTACTCTGAGTTTCTTTATTAACATTCTCTAAGATAGTTTCGGCTAACTCAGCATCTTCTAATCCTGATATCAATGAGTTAACAGGTGCTTCACCAATACTCGTGAGCATTACGTTAACTGCTTCTAGTTTAGTTGTGGGTTGTAGTGTAGCCATTATGCGTACTTCTTACTTTTCTGGGATTTCTTTCTTTTCTTATACATCTTCTTAGCCTCCCTATATTTCTTTTTTTGTTCAGGAGTTAAGTAATCTTCTATCTCAGGGTTAAGCATCCACTTAGGCATACCCTTGAGTTGCTTCTTTTTCTTCCCTTCAAAGTCAGGCTCATCAGGGATCTTCATTTGCTTTAGTATGTTATTCATAGGAATAAAAAGGGCAGAGCAAGCCCGAACACTTGATGCCCTTTAAGAATGGATGCAGTCCTGTTTATGCAGACTTTAAAGCTACTGCCATTGCAGGACGGAGTACATCGTGTCCCATCGCATATTTGGACACGATTAGAGTACCTTGTCGGTCAATCTGGTACTCTGATTCAACAGCCAAGTCCATGAGCTTAACAGTTGCTACAGCATCTTTAGAGAACACGAAACCACGAATCTTACTAGTCTCAGTTCCAAAGTTAACAGTAGATGTTCCGTCAAGTCCACCATCGGCACCAATGTTACTTCCACCTGCGGTAGTTGCAGTATAAGAAGAACCGAGGTTATAAGCAGTAGCCCTTCCAGAACCTACACCAGCAGCAAGAGGTGCTGAGTCGGCTAAGGAGTTACCATTACTCACATTAAAGATAGAATTACTCCAAGTACCTGCGGAGTTATAAGATCCAAAGTGAGGGGTGGTAACAATAGGAATACCTGCAATAGTAGGTAATTGCATACTTCCGATAGAACCTGAACCTCCAAAATCTCTATTAAATATAGCGAGATCAGTAGCTGAACCAGCAGTGGTACTATCAAAGATGTCGTAGTAAACATCAGTAGGAAGTAGGCACATTAATCCATCAAGAGGTGCACCAATCTTCTCAAGTTCTCGCCTAGCATCCATAACGGCCTTAGCGATAAACTTAGGTTCTCTTGATTTTGCAGCGGAATTACCACTTGCGGGACCAATGGTAATGTTTGCAGAGAAGTCCTCTTCATCAAAATCTTTATAATTATTGATGAGTTTTGAGGCACGTTCTACATTAGTAACTAGAGCAGACTTAGTGAGTACACGAAGAATGTTCTGATCAGCTACTTTTGAAAGCCCGTATCCTGCTTCCTGAGTGTAGACATTTCTAATATCGAAATGCTGAATTGCTTCATCGATACGAGGAATGAACTGAGCGTTAATCAAGAGGTCATCAATAGTGACGAGTCTCTCTGAGTGACTAGCGTTTGCATCAGGGGCAATACGTGCTCCAGGTGTGTGGTAAGCAGCATCCCTATATTTACCAGTCATGATAAACTGGGCTTCTTTACCCTTAGAGATGGTACGTACCCTATGAAGAGGCATCATTACGTTCCTAGTTTGGAACGCAGTCATAACCTCTCCTGCGTACAATTTGAGAAATAGTTCTCTGGAGTCACTACCTTGACGAGCAGTAGCACCTCCAATATTTTTTAAACCACTACGAATAGAAGTATATTCCGCAGTGGCATCTTGAAAATCAGGCATTATTACCTTTCTTGTTTATGGTTAAGTATGTACACATGTGCATACATCCTAGTAAACAAGAGTTCGTACTAGGTTCTCCCTCGCAAGGGGCAAAGTCTAATATCTTGAGTACGGATAATTCTGCTTAATGTTACATTATATTAGATCGTTGAAGACGATCCGTTACTTCCCTTCGGTATGCAGGGTCTGATTGATACCGAGGGTCACTCATGGCAGACGTTAGTTGTTGTACGGACTCATAACGACTACCGAAGGATTGCCCTCCACTACCTGAAATTAGGTTAGGTTCAGTGTCTTGGTTTTCTAGCATAAACCTCGATGCTAAACCTTGAACGGCAAAGTTGACCAAGTTGTTGTCTCCAGATTCTATCATGTGATTAAAAGCATCTACTTCGTATTCATTTAAATTATCTGATGCCCACTCTGTCATCGCTTGATAGTTTTCTTGACCACCAACTGAGTCATACACACTTGATTCTATCTGTTCAGCCATTGCTAGTTGACCTTCGAGATAGTTATCTACCAATTCTGATGGTATCCCTGCTTCATCTAATGCTTGATAAGCTGCATCAGAGAGTCCACCAGTTTCATTAAACTCCTGCTCAAACTTCTGATAGTCTAGGCCATAGTTCTCTAAGAACGAGTCTACGTTACTCGCAGTAACCTCATCTCCTTCTTGATACTCTTGTGCTTCCTCAGATCCCTCATAAGACTCTTGAGGTTCATCTTGGTTACGAGTGTGAAACTCTTGTTCTAGATTTTGGTAAGCCTGAGCTAGTTCCTCAGGGGAACCAAACTTCTCAGGCAACCACTCTGGTCTATCATCGGTTGGCGATTGAACACCATCTACTTTTTCGAGCATCTCCTGCACATGCTCTGCATCTTCTATAGTAGTATCGTGTTCTACAGGATCGTGAGTTTGAACTGCATCCACCATTCTTACTCTTCCTCTTGTTCGGTTTGTTCTTCTTCCTCTTCAAGTTCTAATAACTTGAGAGTACGTTCACGTAAATTCACTTTATTTTTTCTTCTTAGGATGTGGAATACCATGAGATATTCGTATTTCCTTAGCTGACTTTTCTACCTGTTCAGGAGATGACCCATGTTTAGCAATTAATCTTTGAAATGCTTTGACTGCTTCATCTCTAGTTTTGGTAGTAAACTCCTTACCTTGAAACATAAAAGTTTTCTTACCTGCTTTTTTAGCTTTAGCAAATGCAGATTTAAAATCTTGAAGTTTAACTTGTTCCCTAGATGGAGTCTTTGCTGCCTCTTGTACACGTTTATTAACATTCTTAAGAGACATAAAGTTTTTAAATTTACTAAGTAAAGATCCTTTAGTATCTGTTTCACTTAGTCTTTTCATGGGTGGTCTTCCTCTTTGACTCCCATACGTACCTTTACCTTGTGGCATTATTGTCCTTGTTGTTGTTGATTCTGTTGAAGACTTTCGCTTACTTGTTTAACAATCTCAGGATTTCTAACGGCACCTTCTGCCATTTTACTCATCATCTGAGATTGCATTTGAGCTTGTTGTGCTTGTTGTGCTTGCATCATCTCTTGTTGTTTTTGTTCTTGGGATTTGATAAGTCCATTAGTATCAATGCCAAGAGATGCCCCAAGACGATCAAGATAATCAGTGACATTTAACTCCTGTCCCAATACCTGTGGTCCCAAGGGTTGCAAGTACTGTAAGAATGTCGCTAGTTTGTTAAGGTCTTGTCCTCGACCTAACGCTTCGATGCCTGTGACAATCTGTGGTTTAAGAGAGTCTTTAGGAAACTTAGGCATCTTTTTTTGTTGTTCTAAACGATTGAGTAAGAGGTTAACCAAGGGAACCTGGAACTCTTGAGATAACACGGAGTAAACACCACCTAATGCCATCTCTAGTTCTTGGGCTGCAAATCGTATCTCTTCTGCGGTTACCCTCTCTGCTTGTCTCTGTACTGCGGAGTTGAGTAAGAATGCAAATGATAGACGTTCTTGGATTTGCCTCGCTACATCTTGTGCTACACGAAAGTCATTGAATTTATTGACTTGAAGTACTGATACATCTTCAGCAGCACCTTGTACAATAGCTCCATTAGGAGACTCTGCTAATGATCTGAGTTTTGTGGTACCATTAGGTCTCACCATAAAGAGCACCTTAGCAGCACTCGCTGATCCCTCTACAATGGATCTAGTCAATGCTTCTAAACTCTTTAGGTCACCTATGTATTCCTCAACAAACCCTCTTCCATAGTCCTCAGAATCAATCCTCGTAAACCTCAAGGGTATAAATGGATTCTTGTCCTCCTCGTATGTGCCGTAGGAACTTTCTATTTCTTGACCTTCTACCTCTTGTCTTACTTCCCATCCTGATTCTGTCTTCTTGACACAGGTGTATAGATCGTAGTTCTTTTGTCCGTAGTCTTCGTTGGGTGTAGTAATTTTGGATCGTACCTCCTCAGGTAACATTAAGGGACTCAAGGATTCTACTGTAATAATCTCTAAGACATTCCCCATTGCATCACGTTTGACCACGTAGCGATCTAAACGAAACACACGCATACCACCATCTTTAGGCATATACACGAGAGCATTACCAGTAACGATAAGGTGCTTAAGTGCTTCAAAGACAGGCACTCGTATTGCTTTAGCTTCGATCTCTCCCATAGCAGATCGTTCAATACGTGCTAACCCTTCTTCTACTGCACCTCTCTGGTTTGGTCCCACTAGGTTCTCTAGGTCAAAGTCATCTATTGTTAACCTAAAGAATGGTGAGTTAGGAGGTAAAAGTGCTAAGAGTAGTTTAGATGCTAGGTTGTTGACTCCTCTAGCACCTACACTCTGGAATGGTTGACGAAAGAAGTTAGCAGAACTATGTCCTTCACGAGGTAGAAGTGATGGGATAGTAATCTCTGCTGCTTCCCTAGCACGTTCTAAAAATGGGTTTCTTTCTGCGTAACCTAAGTTATACCTGCTCTTTATAGAACCTGAAGGTATATCTTGGTTCTCATTAACTTCTACTTTATCTACCATATTGTTTAACCTTTAGGTACTGAAACACCTGATGATTTTGTTCCAGTGCTTACACCAGTTTTACCAGTAGGTCTCACACGAAACCTACGTTTACCTGCTCTAAACCTAGCTGCTTTAGCAGAGGGAGTTTGGAGTGCTAGTAAACCTTTCTTCTTCTTCCTCGGTTTTTTACTCTGAGCAAAAGCTGAACTATCTCTCCGAGTTACACCACCTGTGTCACTATCTCCTGAATCACCTTCTCCGTGAACTAAGGTATGTAAGCCTTTACCAAACTGTTCTAGATTGTGGCTTAAGCCTTCGTTTATTCTACGCATACCTTCACCTATTTGCCCCCCTAAACCTTTTCCTGAAGGGTTTAAATGATGATCTAAGACATCTTTTGAGTAGCTTAAACCCTTACCTAAATCACTTCTACTTAGGTCTTTAGCATTGATTGAAGACATAGTTATAGGTTTAGTAACTTCATTTATAGCATGACTTATACCTTCTTCAGGTCTTGAACTTCCACACATATTATAAGTTTCTCCTGAATATATTCCAATCTCCTCCTCCAATATCAGGTAATTTTTGTTTTAAAAGTTTGTAATATGGAGACTCAAGTTCACATGGAATTACATATTCTGATACTTGTAGTGTATTCATTAAAGTATCTAATGATTGGAATGCTAATAATGAGTCTTTTCTTGAAGCCTTTTGACTGTGCATCCACCAGTAGACTGTTGGACTCTGTGTACAAAAAGCACCTATGATCTCACCACCTTTCTCAACGTAATGAGTTGGCATGTAAGGTCCAGATTTATCCGTACTAGCTGCTTCCATAACCTCTTTGTACACCTCATGTGAATCAATAGGGTGTACGGATACATCACTAAACATATTTTATTTTTTGTTTTTAATTACTAATCCTGGGTTCCTAACTCTAAACTGAGAGAAACCTTTTCTTCTTTTTTTCATAGACTCTTTAGGAGTCTTTTCTCTCGCCTCTGGTGCCAATGCTAACTCAGGAGGATCTGGGTCTTTGTACATTGGACTAGGAGGAGGAGCAAGTTCAGGTATCTCAGGCATCTTAGGAGGATCAGGCATCTTTGGCAGACACATGGTTGTTATATAAATCCTCTATGTAGTTGACTACCGATTGTTGACCTAAGGTATAAGCCAACTGTTCTTTCTCTACTATAGTGCTCGGTAGTTGATTAGGGTACTTTTGTTTTAGCTTGTCTACTAGTTCTTTTGAGATTGTTTCTCCGAGTGTAAAAGCCATTTCTACCTATTATGTCCATTTCATATGATTTCACACGAATTAGCCGTGCAAGCGAGTTCTTGCGAGGACGTAGTGTAGTCCTCTTTTTCGTATTCAGATAACTTAGTCCAGTCGATCTCAGGCATCTTCTCTAGTAACTCTTGATACTCTTCTTTAGTACATTCTTGATATGGTGCCTGTTGGTACACATGATCAGAGTGAGGTAAGAAAGAGATACCACTAATGCTATCGAAGTTGTCATGAACCCATGCTCCTACCGCAGTCCACTCGTCTTCTTTGACTGAGATCGTTACGGAAGGTTTGTGTTCACACCAGTGGTCTTGATAGATCAACCACTGATCTAACTGTTCAAAGGCATTCCAATCGTTTCTCTTGACACTAGATTCAGGAGACTTGATAGGAAATGAGAACACTGTAGTCTGATCTGGTTTCATCACATCAGGTTCATTAGGAACACCTTGGTCTTTCATGAGTTGTGTGATCGGGTCTTTATTGTCACCTCTGACAGTGCGTATATAGTAATCACTATGACGAGTATGAATGCCACTAGCAGAATCACAAAGTTGTGAAACTGTGCCCGAAGGTTTGATACAAGTGATCGCAGCACTCGGATAAATCTTAAGTTTCTCAGCCCATTCTTCATTCGTCTTTCTCGCTACACTCCTCATTTCTTCTAAGAAGTCTGGTCCAGGAAAAGCAGTAATCTTGTTATCCATGATTCCTGTCAAGGACACACCGAGTAACCTCTCCTCTTCACAGTTAGATTTCCAAGTTTTAGGTAGGTACTTAAAGTTAGTCAAGGTGCTCTGCCATGTACCTAAGATAGTGGCTAATTTAACTTTCCTTAAGATATCCTTCTTCTTATCTGAAGCACGTATGACTACCTCGGATAAGTTACAGAACTCTCTAGGTCTTAGGATTATTTCAGAACATGGATTCGTCCCGAAGTCATCTCGAAGACTTCTATGGGTAAATCTTTCGACTTGTTTTCTTGCATTAAACGATGAATAGATTCCACGTTCTCCACTTCTGCTCTCGTATAGGGAAGCCCATTCTCTAAGGAAGGTTCCCGTGTCAGGTTTGGAGTGATAATTGGCACTGTTGTTTGCGAGTGCTCTATGTGGGTGTTCTTCCCACCATCTTCCTGATTTAGCATTTCGCATCTGCTCATCCCCAAGATCACTGAGGCTAATAAGAGCAGACCTACGAACACCACCAACCACCACGACTTCTGCTGTCTTTGTAACAATGTCGTGACATTCGATGGGTCTGAGTCTTCGTCCTTTCGCATTCTCAAATAGTTTACAAGTGAAAAGAAATAGTTGGTTAAGGGGATCAGGTCCACTTGCTCTCCCTCCAAAAGTTTTTAGTACTGCTCCTGCTTTACGTACTTTGCTTAAGTCCCACGTAGGAATGAGACCTGCATACAGGAGACTAATGAGTTCCCTAAATGCCTTAGCCCACCCTAGTTTACTATCACGTACATCAATACAAGTATCAGTAGGAT